TGATCAGTTCCAGGTCCAGCTGCTTCAGATTGGACTTGAACGCATAGTACAGATTGATGTCCCTTGCGAGACGGTCCGCTTTCGCCACGATCACATACTGTACCGGCGGGTTCGTAACCTCTCCGGTGAGGAGCCTGTCCATCGCCGGTCTGGAACGCTCCGCTCCGCTCACGCCCTCGTCGATGTACCAGTTGACCACTTCAATATCGTGGTTGGCACAGTACTCATTGATCATGTCCCGCTGCGATTCGATTCCGAACTTATCGTCTCCGACCTGGCCCTTGGTCGATACTCTGCAATACGCTACTGCTCTCTTCATTTTGATTACCTCCAAATCGATTTCTGACCTCATTATATACGTTTACTTTTAAAATGTCAAGCGTAAATTTGAGCCTTTTTGATTTTTTTCGAATTTTTTTGGGAGGGATCCGGTTTGAACCGAAACGAACAGCTACCGAAACGACCTGTGCCCTTTCGTGGGTCGGGTCGGCTTTTTGCAATTTCGGGTGGAAACGGGGGCAACCCGCCCCGACGCCTCCCCTCCCCTCTCCCCCGGGGGTGGGTCCAGCGGGCCGGCGGCCGGGGTCCAGCGGGCCGGCGGCCGGGGTCCAGCGGGCCGGCGGCCGGGGTCCAGCGGGCCGGCGGCCGGGGTCCAGCGGGCCGGCGGCCGGGGTCCAGCGGGCCGGGAAAAAGATAAATAATTTTCATTTATTTTTAAATAAACTATTGACAATTACTAATAAACGAGTATAATAGTAAGCGTAAGGGGAACACAAACGGAAATATACCGGTTGTGTCCCATAAATGGGACTTTGTATTTTATGACGGCAAACACAACCAATAGGTTGTAACCAATCAAATTTTATGGAGGTATTTGTGATGAAAAAATCTACTGGTTACTACAATGAAAAGGTTATTTCCAAGTTTGAAACGGCCTTAAAAGACGCAGTCCAGCTTGTAAAAAGCGGAGCCGATACGAAAGTTAGAGTTTCGGCGGCCAACTCAAAAATGGGAAACGTCGTTTCCGTTTCCTTGCTGCCGTTTCTCACTTGCCCGGGCTGCTGCGCTGAGACTTGCGGCGGGAAATGCTATGCTGCCAAACTTGCCAACTTGCGGCCGGCCGTTCTGAAAAGCTATGCAATTAACACCGCGCTTGTTTTGTATCAACCGAAACTATATTGGGCACAAGTTAATGCGGCGATTGCTGGATCCCGGTTTTTCCGGTTTCATGTTTCCGGCGACATCATTAACAAGGCGTATTTTCATCATATGGTTGATTGTGCCGCAAACAATCCGCATTGCGATATACTCGTTTTTACAAAGCGTTATGACGTTGTGAACGCCTGGATCGACAGCGGAAACAAAATTCCCGCAAATATGCATATACTGTTTTCGGGGTGGGACAACTTGCAGCCTGAAAATCCGCACAAGCTGCCGGAAACAAATATCATTCCGAAAAATGAAAGCTCCGCATGGTGGGACCTTGACGACACTTTCCATGTTTGCGGCGGTAACTGTTTTAATTGCGCTATCGGCGGCGCTGGTTGCTGGAACGCTAAACACGGGGAAACAATTCTTTTCCCGCTGCACTGAATAGGGGGCGCGCGTAATGGTCTATATATTTTCCGTGTTCATGCTCATATTAATCCATAACGCTTTCAACGTAGTAAAGGGGGCGATTTAATGCGGAATGTTTTATCCGAATTAATCCGGCTGTCGTTTCCGGATCCATCCCAAACGGAAATGGAAACGGCACCGGCACCAGGTCCAGCGATAACAATTAAGCTGGAAAAGGTCCCAATAGATCCGGAATACACGCAAACGGAAATAGACATGCAAACGGACCTAAAGCAACAATATAAAGCGATTGCAAGCGCAATTTCCCGCGAATTAAATGACCTGGAAAGCGAATATAACAGCCCTAACACAAGCGAAAAACGCAAGGCGGCCATAAATAAAAGGCGATTGACATTGTTATCCAAACGAGCGGGAACGACGGCAAAAATTTACGGAATAGAGCGCAAGATTGAACAGTTATATAACGACATAAATAATTGACCACCCCGGAACAGATTTATTTCTGTTCCGGATTTCTTTATATCCGCTCGGAAACAATTGTATCAAGTCAAATTTCACGATTTGCGCCCCGTTTGCGCTTTAGGTATATTCGGATATCCCCAAATAAAAAAACCGCGGAAAACGCAAATTTTCGCTTTGCAGCGCGTCAATCGTGGCGCGCTCGTTTCATTTCCGGTTTGGATTCCATGCAAACCGCTATTGAGTCATGCTGTCGTGTCAAATTTTAGCTTGTGCGCCGTTTTCGCGCCTTGCCCATGCTCGGATATACTCAAAGCGAAAAACCGACAGAGCGTAAAATATAGCGTGCCAGAGCAAAAGAGAAGGGGACTTTATCGCTTTATCGCACTAAAGTGCGCCGTCTCCGCATACGCTACCAGCCAGTAGGGGAGAAGACTTCACTGCTTTATCGTATGAAAGCGGCTCAATCTGCCCAGGCTAGCCCAATAGGGGAGGGCACTTTCACGCTCTACCTCACTAAAGTGCCGGGGCCGCCCACGCTTCAGCCGTGTGAAGTGTGAAAGTCTCGACCGGCCCCGCCCAGGACCGACCCTGCCGGATCGGACCGCCTCAAAACCCTCATAAGGGACCCGGCTCCATAAGCGACCCGTTTGCCATAAGGGACCGTATCGACCCGTTCCGGATCCAAACCCGACCCGACCCTGTTTTGCGATTTTGGGGTCGGATTTTGAACAAGCTTGTATTATATTATTATTATATAAAATCTAATAAAAACAGGGTACATGGGTACTATTCGATGCCGCCCAAACCCTCTTCGGAGTGGATTCGGTCGCACCGGTCGCGTCTAACCGGGCTGTGCTTGACCCGACCTCACACGAAGGGGAATCGTACCAGCTTCCGTTCAGTACCAATTCCCCTCTAAAACAGAAGGACCCCGAACAGAACCAATACAGTTCCATCCAGGGTCGATCTGTTCAGTTTGGACGGTGGCGCATCATTCCTTGCCCTCTCTCTTGCGCTGGCGATACATCCGTTTGTTGAGCTGCTTTTCCTGCTCCGGATTCTCTTTGCGCCACCTCTTACTGGTTTCCGCACGTTTCTTAGCGTTCCGCTTTGCGTACTCTTTCATATACTCGGTACGGTCCTTAGCCAATTGGGATCACCTCTTTTCGGTTTACTATTTGTGATACTTGAATAGAAGCAATCAGCTTCGATTCGCCTTTGTGATACTTGAATGACGTATGCTTGTATCATTTGTATGGATTCGGTTCGTTTCGATTTGTTCCAGTGATACTTGACTATAGTGGATTCGGTCGTATCAATTCAACCGGATGCGATTTGCTCCAGACCTCATCACACACGAAAGGGAAATAATCCAGAGCAGATCGATTCTTTCCGTTTAGGTACGGTTCTGACCGATGGATTCAAGTGCCGCCATTCATTTCCATATTTTACCATATATCAAACGGAATCCACAATGTTTAAGTACTCTTCCAGCTGCTCCGGCGTCTTCTGGTCTTCCTCCTGCACCGGACCGACCTCGACCTGGACGTTGTCGCGCATACCGTAATAGTTCTTGCTCCGGTAGATGTACGGCACGGCTTGCATCTTATTGGTTATAACCATGCCGGCATCAAACGCGGCGAACACCTCATAGGCCTGATTGATGATCTCGGTTCGCTCGGCACTGCAATATCGTCCATTCCTCCAGTAGTTCATCATTGCTCTAGTCACACCCAAACTCAGTGCGTACGCCTCCACGGTCGGACGCTGTCCGTGTTCCATGCAGGTCTGGAAGAAGTATTCCGTCCGCTGCGCCACCTCTTCGTCCGTCTTGCATTTAGGCTGTTTGTACCATTGCAGAACCTGGCCCAGAACCGCCTGCACATCTTCCGGCTTCTCGTCGGTTATGGTTTGGGGCGGTTTCCTCGGCCATGTGTTTGGACCGCTCTTGGGCAGCTTCCCAGTGACCGGATCAGGTATCCTGTTTTTCGTATAGTTGCGTTCCGGTTTCTCCGTAGGGGCCTCGGTCGTTTCCTTTTTCGGTCTTCCCCTCTTCTTTGGCGTTGTCTCATCAGCCATTTAATATCACCTCTCCGTCATCGTTTCGTTCCGTGGCACCGGCATACAGTTTCAGAATCTCATTGATTCGTTTCGCCCGGAGTTGCTTTGCGTGATACTTGACTATCTCCAATTCCTTCATCTGTTTGCCCTGTTCCACGGTGATCTTGTTTTGTTTCAGTTTCAGATATATTTCGTACAGTCTCCAGAAGAGCAGCTCGTCCTGGTCGGACAGGCCCTCTTCCGGTTTTACGCCTTGATAAGCGTAACGGCTCAGTTCGTCAATGTCCATTCTGTTTTTGGATCAGGCGCTTCAGATACCACTCCGCTTTCCGCAGGTCCTCCACGCCGCCCTTCTGTTTCCATCGCCACACATACCGTATGATATGCCCGGTCAGAACCGCCTCGACTCCGTCCAGACCTGTGACGGCAGACTCTATGGCGTCGATACACTCCACTTTCCCGTTCGTGTAATGTGTCGGATGGTTTACTGCATCGAAGGGGCATATACCTTTCTCGGATCGCCACTTTCCGTCCTGGTCGCATTTAATGGCCTGTGTTTCGTAGTTCCGTTCATCCACATGGCTGCACGATAACGTACAGATCTTCTGGCTCATGTCCTGTCCTCCTTATTCCATTGCTCCAGCTGTGTCTTACGCGGTACGCCTCCGTATACGGCTTGAAAAAAGGCGTCCGCATTCTCTATGGTCGGATTCTTTGCGTACTCCCTTGCCGGCATCTCGATTCGTTTCCAGTGTTCAGAGAGTATTTTATACATTTCGGACAGCCTGACCACGTCGTTTCGGTCACGATCATACTGAGCTGTCCATTTCTGCTTCATGCGTTCGCAGTCATCCTTGGTAGCTTTGCCAGCTTTGAATAGTCTGTACACCTCACGCAACCGATAGAAATACAACCACTGTGCCGCGTTCAGTTCGTGTACGTCCGGCTCCTGATCTTTATAGGCCAGTACCGCAATATCGTCTAATATCATGCGTAACCTCTCAATCGTCCAGGTGCGTGATGGCGTCAATCAGAATCAGTGCCACCACGAACAGGCACATCACTACCACGACCATTTTCATACATATTCCTCCTCGTTGGGGCCCGACACTATTTCTTCCAGAGCCTGTGCGATGCGTTCCATGTTCAGCGCAATGTGATAAGCACTGCATCCGGTTCCTGCGATCATCCATTCGCATTCATGGTCGCATTTGTCGCCACGCAATGGGCAAAATGTTTCGTATACGTCCATTTCTACCTCCTGTCCCCTGTGTCCCGAATTGTGTACCCGTTTTTCATTGGTTTTGCTTAAAATGGAAACGTACCGAAAACCGTTGAAAATAAAGGGTTTTTAGACCATCCTGTCCCCTGTGTACCCTGTGTACCCTGTACTTTTGATACACGCACGAGGGTCTTTGTATATTTATTTTTTATTAAAGAAATACACGCGTGCCTTAATATATTCTTGTTTTCGCCCGAAAAAACAGGGTACACAGGGTACATCAAAATGGCAACATTTCGGGACTGTTTATGTCGGTGTTTTCCTCGTTTTCGGGCGAATTCTGAACTTTCAGCACAACGCACCTTGTACCCGGTGACGTTCCGGAGAACCTTTTCTTCTTGTCGAGGTGGTTTTTTTCACACTCGATGAGGCCCTTTCGTTTCGCCCAGGACAGGAACGCTTTGGAGTCCTGACCGTGGTTTTTCATCTCCCGATTGAACACGGAACGGATAAACCAGACCTCGTCGCCGTTGATCTCGCCCCAGAATTCCACCTTGCTTTCCTCGTTGAAATGGATGTGCTGCATTGCGATGTAATCCATCAGCCATTCGTACGCGCGCGCATTCATGTCCACGCTCTCACGAAGGGGCAAAATATCGAGCATATCGTCTACGGTCAGGGCCATCTTGTCGCGGAAAATGAGTTCCGTCACGATGTGATCTGCTGTGAGTATGGCCGATGCGGACGCAACCTGTTTGTCCGTGGCCCCTCCCTCTTTCAGCTTCTCATAGAAGCCTTTCTGAATCTCCCTCATCTTGGCTATGTTCTCATCGTCCTGGAGCCACTCCACGAACTCCCGACCGGCATAGCCATAATTCCGTCCGATGATGTCACAGATTCCGACCAAATCGGAATAGACCGGTTCCGGAGCCTCAATCTCGATGACGCGGTTCATTGCGCCGCCGGCTGACAGATCCCGCACAATCGGATACTCTCCGTTCGTGAGGATGACGTTTCGCCACCGGAGCTGTTTTCGGAGACCACCAGAGGCTTTTCCTTGCGATTTGGACACCCCTTCGCACAACTGGTATATGATATCGTCAAAATCGGTTTTGCCCTGTGACGCCTGAATCTGAAGCTCGTCAAGGCATAATGGTAAGTTGTTGAGGAATGCCGCTTTGGTTTCCTGTGCATATCTGGTTCCGTTAAACGTGGTGATGAACTCGCCCAGTTCCGGATTGGCCCAAACCGACGCGGCAATCATCAAGGCGACCGTCTTGCCGTTCTCCGTACCGCCCCACGCGTGGACCAAAAACGGAAGCAACCCGCACGGTTTCAAAATAACAGACGCAAACGATGCAGCCAGATAGATACGCGCCACAGTCTTTTCGGCTCTGACCTTCCGGATCGCATCTTTCCAGACCTCATATGACCCCGACGCGGTGACGGAATTGAACACGGAACCGAAGTCTTCTTCACCATCGAACCGAACCGAATCGACGTAGGGGGAAAACTCTCCGTTCTCTCCGATCCACCCCAGACGCGTTACGGATTTCTTCTCATCGAGCTGATCGTAATTGTACTGCTCGACGTCCATGATGTACGCTGACAGGGCCTTTGCGTTGTTTGGATTCACGACCACACCGTACTTGGCCAGCTTGCTGATTCCGTTGGCAACATCATCCTTGCTGACCACGACCTTCTTGTCTACGGTCCGGAACTTATCGTGATACTTGAGAAACCAGATCTCCAGGTACTCTTCTTTTGTATCCACATTCACGAACCGGCGAATCGGTGCAATCGGATGCGGACACACAACTTTCTGGAATCCGTAGCTGTCCACAAGGAACACGCCGTCCGGATTGCAGATGTACTGACCGCAGTTGAATTGTGACACCCCTTCCGGCAGCGCATCGAAATTGGACACGTTTCCGATTTCCTCAGACTGTCCGCGCTGTGCCTTTTTGTAAGCCTCCCACAGCTTCATGAATGACCTAAGCCCGACCGACTGGGCCTGAATCTTCATCCGCTGGACCAACCGCTCCTGCTGGAATTTATCATCCACTCCGTACAGAAATTTGAACGGAGCGTCCGAATCCATATAGTCCTCCAATGTGTACTGAGGTAATGCAAGCGACTCTTCTGCCAAGGAATCACCTCCTTCCTGATTGGTTTTGCTTAGTTATCTACTGCCGCTTCAAACTCCTCCACGCTGACACCGATCTTCTCCAGCAGATGCGATGTGATGTAGTGCAGATCCTGATCAGACGCAGCGTAGTGGTCGCGCAGTTTCTGGTTTTCTTTGTTGTAGTTTACATAAAACTTTTTAAGCCGTTCCTTCCCGAATCCGAACTGCTGGTGCAGGACCCAAAGGATCACCGTGACCTCATCGTAGAAGAATCGGTCGGTCGCTTTGGTCAGCTCCTGATTCACCTCGCGAAGGACCTGTCTCCGTGCGTCCCGATACGCAAGGGTCTGTTTCGCTCCGGCTCGATTCAGTCGGTTTCGTGCGCCTTTGCCCATTTAATTTCCTCCCTGAGACGGCTGATTTCGTCCGTCAGCCGCTTTATTTCGCTCCGCTGTGATTCGACACGCTTGCGGAGGTTCATCATTTCTGCGCGTTCCTTATTGGTCACGGTTCGTCCTCCTCCGGGAAGTGCCGCTTCGTCACGGCGATGGGGAATTCCTCAATCTCGCTGGCCCAGACCGCCTTAGCCCCGCACCGTTCAAACGCCAGCGGGAATCCTCCGATGCCATCGAAGAGGCTTGCCATTGTGACGGGACGTTCGTACTGGGCGCAGATCCGTCTGGCGAGATATTCCCAGAACGGAAGAGCAATGCTGTTGCCCAAGGCTTTGTATCTGGGGCTGTCCGCTTCCTTGTGCTTCTTCCCATTAGTGTCCGTCCACTCTCCGATGTCCGTCCATCCGTCCGGAAAGCCCTGGAGCCGTTCGCATTCCAGCGGGGTCAATCGTCTGACCACTGAGCGGTATTCCGTTATAGGCCGTTCCTTCTCCTGTGCTGTCAGCGTTGTGGCTGTTCCATCCTCTGTGATGCCGTTGTGGCCTTTTCGGTCACTCATCATAATTGGCTGTTCATGGCTTGCGTTCAATGTTGGGCACCCCCCCGCATAATTCCGGCGTTTGCCTGACCGGATTCCATTACTATCGGTTCGTTCATAGTCAGTCACCAGCATATCGTTGTATGCGTCCTGTCCGTTGTAGCTGCCCGGATGCGCTCCGGGATTCAGCGTTCCTGTTACATCTTGGTATGTCATTACGATTGGAGTATTGCCCCCCCCTGTTCCGTATCGGGCCGTCACGGTCATGCATACTTCGGACAGCTCCCATTGGTCATTCCTTGCTTTGTTGTATAGAGTCTTCATAAATCATCACACACGGCTGTCGCTGTCCTCCTTGCGCTGTGTTGAGCGTCGGTGCAATACCCCCCCCCACATATACGGGGAACGCCGTCAGGGCTTCTTGGCTCAAAGCAAAGCACCACAGGAGGATGTCCGTGATCCTGCGCTCGGAGCGTAGCCGTCACGTCATAACTCACGTCCATCACTGCCCCCCCCTGATCATTTAGGACGATGATTTTGTCCTTATCACATTTTGGCAATTATAATTGAATCCTCCATTTGACTTGGCTTGCAACGTTCCGTTCACGTCCGGGTTTTCGGTTCCGTTCCGGCAGTCAACGGCGTATGCCCCCCCGAATTGTTTCTAACCATTACATCCGGGACAGTATTGCTACCGCTCGGAACGGATTTAATGCTGGGGCTGAGTTTCTCGGAATACGCTATACTTTCGGCTTTACTCCCTTGCCCCCCCATGAATGCTGCAGAAAAAACAGCGTGTTCGTGTGCTGTGGATATGGTATAGGCCGCATCTCCCGGTTCTCCAACTCCGAATCCGGTGCCGCGTCCAAGTGCCTTGTCCCGCGTAGCGATCATAGTATTTATGGGCGTTGGCTCTGCGACCATCGGGTACGCACCATGTGGGTCAGATCGAAGTGTTTCTGCTACGTTTCCACTTGCATACCCCCTGTTGGTTAAACCGATGCTTGTGCCCATCACGGAGTCGCCCTGATCATTGAGGCAGAGGACACTCGGCCCAGAATGGGTTGGACTGTCACACGATGATGCATTAAGCGTTGCCGCTACATCATCAGTTATTGTGTGGTTGTATGTATCTATGCCAACGCTTGCGCCCTCAACGCCGCCTTTAACTCCGCTGGCAGTTCCTTTCCCCGCCTCTCCGCTCGGTTCAGGATCCCAGTGCAGGCCCTTGCGCTCAAAGAGTATTTCGGGAGCGGTGAGTCCTCCAAAATCTGCGACAAGCGCGATACGTTTTCTTCTCTGGGGGACTCCCCAAAACTGTGCGTCGTGTACTCGCCAAGCAATGCTCCAGGAACCATCTTCAGCGTAGTAACACCCGGATTTTGTCCATCCTCCGTCCGGTACACACACTGACAAACTGGCATCCGGTTCGCAGACTTTGATGATCTCTTCGATGACCGCTGCGAAGTCGGCTCCCTTCGGCTTTCCGGAACTGAACGCTCCGGGGACGTTCTCCCAGACCATGTATCTTGGCCGAATAAACTGACCTGACCTTCCGCTGTCACGGTCACGCCTCCTCATCTCCTTTACGATTCTGATTTGATCCATGAACAGACCCGACCGTTCTCCGGCCAGACCCGCTCTCTTTCCTGCCACGCTCAGATCCTGACACGGACTGCCGCCGGTGATCACATCGACGACCGGAACCTGGTCACCGTGGATCTG